CCCTTCGCAGAGTATTGCATAAGTCGCCCCCGTCTAGGAGGCCCCTTGATTATCCTGCTTAACTCCTATCTATGTCATAAGTTAAGCCTTAATTTAATTTTATTGTTATTTTTTCCCAAATTATAGGGGCGTTTTAAATCAAAGTTAATTTGTTTTGTCATAATGTTTTACGCATAGTTTGGGGTCAAAAGGAGAAAATTTTGATGGAATTATATAGAGCAAAATATATATTAGACGTGTATTTGCTATTTTTGTTTTTTTCTTCCCTTAAGTGAAGTATGAATATAATATAAGAAAATACTATATTAATAAGTCTTTTTTTTTATTTCTCATAATAGTTAAAATTCAATATTTTAACCCCAAAATAGACGTAAATATAAGTTATATCTATATTTAGCAAAAAAATAAAAAATCATTATTTTTATTAAAAAATCCATATAAATATTATATTTAATATTATATTGACAAAAAGAAAATAAAGGGATATATTTTATATTAGAGGTGTAAAATGAATAATTTAAAAGATGATCTTATTGAAAAAATTGAAGAAATCAAAAAAAATTCTGAAAAAAATATTAGATTAAATCAGGAATTAATCGATTTATTGAACCAGACGGAAGTAAAAACGGAATATGATAAAAATCAAAGTCCTTTTTTCAAAGTAAAAGTAAATTCCATAATTGAATGGATTCATACTGATTTCAACAATTTTGGAAGAATTAAGCGTGGAAGGTTGTATGAATTATATATATCAAGGAAATTTTCATCCTATCCGCTTGGAAAACATGGATTTTACGACTTATTAAGAAAAAATGGAATAAGAGCGGTAAAATCAGCAGGAGAGGATTTTTATAATGATATATCTGAAATAATTGCTTGATATTTGGAGATTTTAGATGGAAAATGATAAAAACATAATTTATTTAAAAGATTTTGATATATTCCAGTTCAATGCTAGAACAATCTGGCAGGAAATGGAAATAGGAAGATATTTTTCAAGTTGGATTAAATATCAGATTGAAAGATTTGATTTAAAAGAAAATATTGATTTTATTATTGAAAATAATCGGGAAAATAAAGAAGCCGTCCCCATTGATGGGGACGGTGAAGGGATAGTTTCCCCCACCAATGGGGAAAACCCCCCTGAAAATATAGGAGGAAGGCCTGAAGTAAATTATTTTTTAACCTCTAAATCTGCTAAAAAAATAGTCATTTTATCTGTAGTACAAAGTGAGAAAAGAGATATTTTTATTGATCAGTTAATTGAAAATGATGATAAGTTGTCAAAATTTAAAGATCAAAAGATTTCACAACTTCAGCAAAAAAGTAAACTTTTGATTGAATCAAATGCTGATAAAGATAAACTGACCCTGTCAAAAGGTGTCGAACAATGGATATATCGAAATAAAGCCGGCGCAGGAATAATGGAAATTGATCAAAAAAACAGAAAATTAAAATGTTATTTGGACAGATTATTTTCTGAATATAGGCAGAATATGGAATGGTTTGTCAGGTGCGATATTGATTATTTTGAATATAAAATTCGTGATATGGGATTTGAAATTGAAGAAATTGAAAAGGAAGAAGAGCGATGTGATCCAAATTCTTCAGTATACGATAATAAGAAAATTTACATAAAAAAGATTATAAAAATAGTCCATGGGATTGAAATTGATATGAATCCAGTAAATGTATAAAAATAATAATATTTTATTAATTGTAAATTATTTGTAAATATTTGAAAATAATGTTGCAATATAGAAAAAAAGAACTATAATATATATAGATAGCAAAAAGAAATCGTTGATTTCTGACTATCAAAATAACATATGAGGGATTATATGAAGAGCTTATATAAATCAAGAAATTCATACAATGGAGAATTCGATTATTCCGATTCATGCGAAAGAGATTTTTTGGGCGGCGGATATTACAAAATAAAATTAACAAGAAGAAATTTAATTGAAGCTATTTTGACAACTCAAGACGAAAATTTCTACAGCATCACAGACTTAAGAAAAAAAACAAAACAAGAATTAGTTGAAATATTTTTTTAATAAAGTTTATAGATTGAAGCGAAATAATTAGCAATAGTTATTTCGCATATAATCCGGCTGCCCGATCCTCCCCTGGATAAAAATCGGGCAGTTTTTTGAAAAGGAAATTAAATGATTATTGCAGCTAAAAGCGATATTATTGCTAACAACATTGAAACAGCTTTAAGACATATTTGTGAACATAAAATGCTTATGAATATGAATATGAATATGAATATGAATATGAATATGAATGGCAATGATAATGTTGAAAACAATCGTATACTTGACGAACAGATTGAGCTGTTTCGTCATTTGTACGAAGTGTTCAAAAAATAGATCGGAGGGGGATGAAACCCCATACCCTGTGGGAACTCCGATCTTTCTTAATAAGGAGTGATAAGATGAATATTAACTGGGATGAAATTAAAGAAAAATATCCGAAAGGATTTAATAAATTATAAGGAGTAAAAGATGGAAAAGATTAAAACTATTAACAATGAGTTTTTGAAGAACTTGACAGAAGGATGTAAGGGATTAAAAGAAGTTATCGTTGCATTCGACGAACAGAACAAAAAGTTACAAGAAAAGATTAATAAATTTCAACTGTAATTTATTCCGGTCACTATGAGGGGTAGTGACCATTTAAAAAGGATGATAAAAATGATATTACAGGAATATGAAACGAAATTAAATATTATAAACGAAAATTATTATAAAGAACAAAACGCATTAAAAATAAATTTTGCAAAAGAAAATGATCCATATAAAATAGGTGATATTATTCAGGATCATATTGGAAAAATAAAAATAACAAGTAAAAAAGTAGTTTTTACCCCTTCTCATGATTTTCCTAGTTGTATATTGTATCAAGGCGAGAATTTAACAAAATTAGGAAATATTAATAAAAGGGAACCAATTAGATTAATATATCAATTTAACATCAAAAAGGATTATTAAATGAATAATGATAAAATTATAGCCAGAAAGAGAAAATTAGAAATATGTGACAAAATCAGAGAAAAATATAATGTTATTTTTGATGATGATGTTATTAAAAAATATAGTGAATTATTGGCTTATGTTCAGCGATTTGATTATTATGCTGGCGATCTTGAAATATTGGAATTTTTGAATAATAAAATATAAGGAAAAAATGTTATGACAGACGCCATTTGGAATTTATTTCACGACATGAATAAGAATAAAATGATAAAAACTTATTCCGAGATTTACGATTTTGAACTGAAGTTAAAAAATGTTCATTATGCAAAAATGATGGGTATTAAAATACCGGACAATTATTTACCAATATATCACGAAAAAAGGAGTTGAAGTTATGAGTATGAATCAATGGGGGTTGATATGAAAATATGGAAATTAAATATAAAACCATTTTTTAGATGGTATGATATTTGGATTGGTTTTTTTTGGGATAAAGAAAAGAAAATATTGTATTTTCTTCCTATTCCAATGTTTGGAATTATGATATCGAAAAATATTTAAGGTTATGCCATTGAGTAGCCAAAAACCAAAAGGAGTTGAGTATGATTTGTGAAATATACGGTTGTAATTGCAATTTAGGATTATTTTCTCCTGCGGATTGCATTGGATGTGATTATAATCCAGAGGAACTTGATGATGAGAATGATAACGATGAAGAAATTGATTAATTAAAGGAGTTGAAGATGAAATTTATATTCTCCCCAGTTAAAAAATGTCCATTATGTCATCATAAAATGAATACTTTTTTAATTGAAAAAAATATAGAATGGATATATCAATGTAATTATTGTCATCAATATATGTTTCATTATAGCTATGATATTGTTTATTTGAAGATTTATAGGTATAATTTAACTATCAAAAAAAGTTCAGTAAAAGGCAATAAAAAATTTAAAGTTGTTACAAGACATAAAAAAAGGTTTGATTTATTTGTGATTGGTGATATAATAAGAGAAATGCAGACAAAAAGGACAAAAAATTGACTGATCAGGAATGGGAAGAAATTTTAAAGGATTTTGATAGATTTGAAAAAAACTTTGAATGGACAATTTGAGGTTATTATTATGGATGATGAAATCGATAAGCGAAGAGATGAAGAATATAGAAAAACTCAAGAGAATATTATAATAAATTTCCATCGACAAATAAATGAAAAATTGGAGTCGGGAAATGCTGAAGATTTATTAAAATTGATAATGTCTTTTGAAATGTATGTAAATTTGAAAGCAAGGATATAAAATGAAAGTGAAATCAGAAATAAAAGATAAACAGATACGGATCCGGACCACTGAAGAAACAAGGCAGATTTGTAAAAAATGGCCTGAAATTCATAATAATATGTCTGATTTTATAAATAGTGCTATTATAAATTATGATGAATATTTGACAAAAAGGTTTAAAAAATGAAAAAGTATATAATTTTTTTATATTTATTTTTAAGTTTAAATTTATTTGCAGGAGTTATTGTTAATAATGATTATATAATTCAAAAAATAAAATATTATGCTGAAATGGGTCAAATTGACCCATATTTATTGCAGGCAATAGTAAAAAATGAATCAAATTATGACCGATTTGCTCAAAGTAAAAATATTTCATGTAAAGGCCGGTCACTAGGATTATGTCAGCTGAATGAGATTTATTATCCATCCTGGAAAGAATCTGATTTTTTTGATATTGATAAAAATCTATATGCTGGATGCAAAGTAATAAAAGAATGTTTAAAATTATCAAATGGAAACATTAGACTTGCATTGATTTATTATAATTTTGGTTATGGGAATGTAAATTATAAAAAATTGCCAGTTCCAGAGAGTACAAAAAGATATTGCAATAAAATAATAATAATGGTAAAACAATTGAGGGAATAATTTTATTATAAAAATCAGCTAAAATCGGACTTTTTGTCTTAATCCGGTAGAGTATAGTTTAGTAGCTGATTCTATCACTCGATGGGTTAAGACTGAAAGTCTTTTTTATTTTTATGGAGGGAATTATGCATGAATTGATTAAGATTGAAAACAAAAACGGAATTGAAACTTGTAATTCAAGAGATTTGCATAATTTTCTTGAAATTCGAACACGCCATAATGATTGGATTCTTAACCGTATTGTAAAATATGACTTTAAGCAAGATATTGATTATATTTTGCTTACTGAAAAATTAGTAACCGGAAATAATGCAGATTGTAAAATGTATTATATTTCTATTGAAATGGCAAAAGAATTATCAATGGTTGAGAATAATGAAAAAGGCAAACAAGCTAGAAAATATTTTATTGAATGTGAAAACAAATTAAAAATAAATAACAAAATTGAAAATATGTTTATTGAGTTTATGAAACAACAAACTGAAACAAATAAAATTTTGCTTTCATTAATTCAAAACAATCAGCCAAAACAAATTGAAATAAAGCAGGATTATTATTCTTTACTTGGATATATGAATTTAAAAAATATAGACGAAGCAAGATTTTCAGAAATGATCTGCTATGGAAAAGAAGCAAGTCGTATTTCAAGATCAATGGGAAAAGAAATCAGGAAAATACCAGATGAAAGATTTGGAACTGTAAATAGTTATCACGTCGAAGTTTTAAAATTATTGTTTGAAATTTGATTTAATGAGGATTTATGGATAATAGCAATAAAATTATTTTACATTTATGTGCAGATATTGGAAGTGATTCAAAGCCGTATAGGGATAATGGGTATAATGTTCGATGTATCGGGAAAAATATTGGAGTTGAAAACTATCATCCTCCAAAAAATGTATATGGAATAATTGCAAATCCTCCATGCACAATGTTTTCATTTGCTAGAACGAATGCAAAAAAGAAAAGAGATCTACAGGAAGGAATGTTTTTGGTTAAAGAATGTTTGCGTATAATATGGGAATGCCAATACGAAATTATATCAGATCAACAACGGAAAAGCCCTTTAAAATTTTGGTGTATAGAAAATCCCATGAAAGGAAGCCTAAACTGGTTTTTAGGACGGCCAGTTTTAATTTTCCAGCCATACGAATATGGCGATGATTATCAAAAAATGACTGCGTTATGGGGATGTTTTAATATTCCGGAAAAAAAACCTGTTAAAATATCACAAGAAAATTATATAAAAGCGCAAACAAACAACCTATTGTATCAACGATACAAAAAATTTGATTCTCTCTTAACAAAAGAAATACATCCTGATTATTATGGAAAATTAACAAGACAAGAACGGCGATCAATATGTTCAGAAAAATTTGCTCAAGCATTTTACGAAGTTAATAAATAAAGGTTCTATATATGGATTTTAAAAAATATAAGCCAAGATTACAGGAATATCTTCATTCAAAAGGATTTGATAATTTTGATATGAATATTTCCTGTCCTTTTCATAAAGATTCTAATCCTTCCATGAAAGTATACGAGGATAACGCAAAATGTTTTTCAGGCTGCGGTTTGAAAGACATTTACGATTTTATCGGATTATTTGAAAATTTTTCTAAAAAAGCAGATCAATTTATATTTGCTCAGAAATATTTCGGTGATACATCTGAAATTTATATAAAAAAAGAATCATTTAAAATTGATAAAAAATCTTTTGATATTCTAATAAAATATATCCGTGAATTACTTGAAAAAGAACCTGATTATTTAAATTATTTTGCAAAAAAACGAGGATACGGCTCTGATTTTGCAAATAATTTTGGATTTTGGCCTGGATATGAAATTGCTGAAAAAGCACTTGGAAAAGAAACTCTTGAAAAAGCGGGAATTCCCGTTCCAGACGAAAATAAGAAATATTCATCATGGCACAGATCCGGGGTTGTTTGTCGATTTGAACACGGATTAAAATTGATGTATATCCGGAAAGACAAGGATACTGGTAAGGAAATAACTGAAAAACGAGGCTCACACGGCTCGCAAACGTTTCCATATCCTGATCTACCATCAAAATCAGTAATATTAGTAGAAGCAGAAATCTCAGCTCTTGCATGCAGAATTAACGGTATACCGCAGGCTACAGCAACGGGCGGAACTGAAGGCCTGTCAATCGAAGGGATAAAACGGTTATTGCCTCTTGAAGAAATAATTTTTATGCTTGATGGTGATGATGCTGGCCGGCAAGCATGCGGATTAAAAAGTTATGATAAAATTAAAAATCCCAAAAAATTAAATTATCCCGAAAAATTATTAAAATATGGATATAAAGGTATTATAAAACTTGTTGAATTACCTGATAATATTGATCCGGATGACATGATAAAAACAAAAAGAATTGATGAATTAAAAAAACTTATAAAAAAAGCAAAAATATTTAATTCAGAAATTATTCCCGAAAAAACTGAAAAAACAGAGAAAAAACCTGAAGATCTGGACGAACCTCTTAATTATTCAGGATTAGAAAAATTATTTGAAGAGAGCTTTTTTGTCAGAAATGCACTTATTGCAGATGAAACACGAAAAGATAAAGACAATGTAAGAAGATTTTTACACGTCCGTAATGATTTGGCATTCCAGGAAGCAGCAAGATTGTATTTTATGGATGTTCATAAAAATGGTATAAAAACAATTCAGGATTCAAATATTGAAACGATTTGGATTTATGATCAAAATAAAAAATATTGGCTACCTAAAACTGCAGATATTGGACATGAACCAATGGAATTGTTTATATCTCGGTATGGAGCTCGCTGGTTTTGTGATGGATCCCATAAAGCATTTTTATTCAAAAAAAATAACCAGACCCGGTCCGAGATTGAAAGATCATTTCGGGAAATAGTCAAAGAAAACATAAAACCGGATCATGAAAATTTTTTAACTGAACAATCATCTAAAAGAACGATTTCATGTAAAAATTGTGTTTTAGTCTGGAATTATAAAGATTCAAAGTTTGATAAAAAAGAACATTGCGCATCGCATGGATTAACAACAGCACCATTCCCATATAATAAAATTGATATGAATAATTTAACGGACGATCAAATTAAACGAAAAGATTTACTGCTTGAATACTTCATGAAATTAGTTTCATGGAATGAAGACGAACCTGAAAAAATAGTAGAATTTCTATTAAGTTATATTGGTTATACATTAACACCCTGGCGGGAAAAATGTTTCATGATCTGGATCGGCTCAAAAGATTCGGGAAAATCAACATTAAAAGAAATTTTAAAGAAAATTCACGGAAATAAATTTGCTGAAGCGGATTTTTCAAGATGGGCAAAACAAAAATCACCTCATGATACTGAAATATTACCAGGAAAATTAGTTTTAGCAGATGATGATTTTGAAGTAGGCGGACGATTACCTGAAAGAGAATTAAAAACATTATCACAGAATGGAACTGTTATGATTAATCCAAAACATATTAGCCAGTTTTCGATTATGAATACATCTACACCATTGATTTTGACGAATGGATCGCCTCGGGCAGAGGATATAAATATAGAAAATCGATTATATGCAGTACCGTTTAAATCTGATTTTTCCCGAGAGCGAAGGAATATTGAATCGGAAATATTTATAAATAAAATTATGGAACATGAAACGCTTGAAATTTTATTTAATATTGCAATAGATCACGCTGAAAAAACAATATTTGCAGAAGGTAATTTTAATAAATTTATGCCAAGATGCGTAAAAGAAATGTCAAGTTCAGTTATTGGAACGGCTTCGAGTGTTTTAATGTGGATTGATGACATGGTCGCTCAAGGTGAAATAAATGTTGATAAGTCTGACAGAAATCTGAAAATACGTCGAACAGATTTATATTCGTTATATAAAAATATGTTTTCAGGTCAGAAAAAAGGCCTTCATGCGTTTTATGAAAGTGTCAGGCAGCGATTTGAAGAGATTAAAACTTCAGGGATGGATTATTTTTATGGTATTGAAAAGATATATAAGAACAAAGATGATGTAAATTATTATGAAAAACAAGAGGATATAAAATATGATGAATGAAGATATATTATTTAACGATCATTTTCAAAATTATAAAAGATATAATATTCCAAAAGCACAATTAGTAATTGCTGATATTCCATACAATTTGGGTAATTATGCTTATGGTTCTAATCCTTCTTGGTATATTGATGGCGATAATAAAAATGGTGAAAGCAAATTAGCCGGAACTGAATTCTTTGACACCGATAAAGATTTTAGAATTTCAGAGTTTTTACATTTTTGCAATAAACTTGTAAAGCCCGAACCAAAAGGGACAAAAGAAGCCGGCTGCATGATTGTTTTCTGTGAATTTGAAGCTCAATTTGAATTAATAAAAAAAGCTAAAGAATATGGATTTAACAATTATATAAATCTTGTCTTTAGGAAAAACTTTTCCGCACAAGTATTAAAAGCAAATATGCGGATAGTTGGTAACTGTGAATATGCGGTTTTATTGTATCGTGATAAATTGCCAAAATTTAGAAATAATGGCAAAATGATTTTCAACTGTATGGATTGGGAAAGAGATTCTGAAACTGATAAAATTCATCCGACACAAAAACCTGTAAAATTATTAAAAAGAATTATAGAAGTTTTTACAGATGAGGGCGATGTAGTTATTGATCCAGTCGCTGGAAGCGGATCTTCTTTAGTCGCCGCAATACAATTAGGAAGAAAAGCATACGGATTTGAAATCAAAAAAGATTTTTATAGAGATGCTTTGAAATTTATTAAAAATGAAAAACTTATAAAAGATAATGAAGGTAAATATTATATTCCAGATAATGAAAATATGTTATTTAAATAAGAAGGAAAAAAAATGCAAAAAATGATATTTAATTTATTCCAATTTTTGTTAATTATTATATTAATGCCGTTTTTCATTGCGGGGGTGTGTATAATTGGAATATTTTATTTTATTATTATAATAATTTCTATTTTTTGGAGGTAAAAAATATGTTCACAAAAAGAGATTTTTTCAGTATTTTTATCATCGTTGCATTATTAGTTTATATTTCATTAAATTTCATAATGTTGAATAAAACAGATGATGCGTTGAAACAATCAAATGAAGACCTTAAGCAGAAATATGATCTTCTTTATATGCAAACAGTTTCAAACGAATGTCAAATTACTGACACTCGATTAAGATTATTGAATTATGAGCGATATTTACTGGAATCAGGAAATAAAAAGAGATAAATAAATATTGTAAATTATTTGTAAATTATTTTTATTTCGTTGCTATTTGTGTTATAATTTAAAGTAGATAATTCATTAAACGGAGGTTTATTATGAAGAAATTATTTTTATTTTTATTTTTTATTATTTTCTGGTCATGTAGCCAAAATCCAGAAAAAACAGTTGAAATGCCAGTGATAGATTTTTAAAGGAGTAAATTTTATGTTAAATAAAGATTTTATTCCAAATGATGAAATTTATAATAAAAATATTATTTTTTATGATGATAAAATTTATAAAACTCCTGAAAATGTGTTAAATTATATAAAAGAAAATGAGGATAAAATGAATAACAAATTCGATTTTACTGAAGGTAAATGGGAATATGAATATGATAATGACATTGATTGCAATGATGATAATTTTTGGGCATTTTATAGAATAAAATCAAAAGATTTTTCAATATGTCAGGTTGATAGTGAATCTAATGCTCGATTAATTTCATGCGCACCTGAAATGCTGAATGCTTTGATTGAAGATTGTCTTGCTTATGGAAATAAAATGTCTGAAGAAGATTTTGAGTTTTTAAAAAATCAACCGGTAAATATAAATACACCATTAACAAGATTTATAAAAAAAATACTTCTTATCGAAAAAGCAACTGGCAAGAAATGGAGTGAAATTATATGATAAATTTAGATATTTATATTAAACTTGAACAAAAAGAAGATGACGAAGAAATATTTGAAAATATAAATAAAGATGAATTACTTTTATTGCAATTCATAAAAGACTTAAGACAACAACGAAAAATAATAAAAGAATCCAGCATATATCTTTTGGAAAATAAAAATTATCAGAGTTTTTTAGATAGTTTAAAAAACATAATTTCCAGAAATGAAAATATATTAAAAAGGATTTTTATATGACGGCAAATGATCTATCACAAAAGTTTTTAAAATGGTTCCAATCCGAATATCCAGAAGCAAGAATTTATCGTAATAATGCCGGCATTGCAAAAAGAGGAAAACAGATTGTAAAATTTGGAATTCCTAATTCTGGATCGCCTGATTATTTAGCATTTATTCCAGATCATAAAACTAAAACATTAAGAGTAGATTTTATAGAAATAAAAACTATTAATGATAAATTATCAATAAAGCAAAAACAATTTGCAAAATTAATCAAATCAATTTATGGAAAATATTATATTATTAATGAGTTAAAAAACGGAGAATTTGAAATAAATGAATACTAAAATTTGCAATAAATGTAATTTATATAAACCGCTATCTGATTTTTATGATAAAAAAAACATTTGTAAAAAATGCAAATCAGAATGGTCAAAAAAATATTATTTAATCAATAGATGTAAAATACTTGTAAATGTTAATAATTATACAAATTTAAATAAAGAAAAAATAAACAACAAAAGAAAAGAATCTTACAAAAACAACATTGATAATAAAATAAAAATTAATATAAGAAATAACATTTACTCAAAAATAAATAAAGATAAAATCATTGATAATGTCAAAAAATGGCAAAATAAAAATAAAGAAAAAATAAAAAAATATAAAATTAAATATTATATGAAAAATAAAGAAAATATTGTTTTAAAAAGAAAAAACAATATACAATACAGGATAAGAAAATTAATCGACAGTAGAATTAGAAAAATTTTATTATTGTTAAACAAGTCAAAAAGTACGATTGAACTTTTAGGGTGTTCAATTTCTGAATTAAAAAACTGGTTAGGAATTGCAAATTATTACGATTCGAAAAAATATCATATTGATCATATTATACCATGCTCTTTATATGATTTGACCATTAAAGAAAATCAGTTAAAATGTTTTAATTATCGGAATTTGAGGCTTATTCCAGCAAAAGAAAACTTATATAAAAGTGATAAATTAGATGTGGAATTAATTAAAGCATATCAAATTGAGGATTTACTTCCGGAAAATCTTGAAAAATGGAGTATAAAATGATTGAAAAATTTGATCTTGACAAAGTAATTAAAGATAAACTAAAAAATTCTGTAAATCTTAATGATATGAGAGATTTATCAGATATTATATTGAAAAATCTTGAAAATAAAATCAATGAAATTATCGATTATATCAATGAAAAAGATGAAAAACAAATTGAAACAAAAATTTATACTCCTGATGAGTTAATTCAAATATTATCAAAATACCCAGAAACTACACAAAAAGATAAATTATCAGATGAAATTACTAGTCATATAGAATTTGGTGTTCATGTTCGATGGAAATGGAAAGATGCTTTTAAATATCTTCTTCCTAAAATTCTTTTGCTTGAAGAATCATTGAGAGAAAAAGAAGAAATCATAAAATTTATGCAGTCGATTATTGACGAAAAGAACGGTAAAAAATGAATATAACGCTTCGACCATATCAACAAAATATTATAAATCAATGCCGGGAATTATTTCAAGCAGGACATAGAATGATTTGTATTGTTTTGGCAACGGGCGGCGGGAAATCTGTAATCGAAGCAAATATTATGAAACAAATATTTCAAAATGGTAATAAAGGCTGGTTATTAACGCATAGATATGAAATTCTTAAGCAGTTAGTTCAACATCTTATAAAACAGGATATTTACCCCGGACAAATTATTCCGGGCCAACGAATGACATCAAATAAAATTCAAGTAGCAATGATTCAGACTTTATATCGAAAAATGAAATATTTAAAACCAGTCTGGGCAGATATGATTATGCACGACGAAGCGCATCATGGTGTAGCATCAACAAATAACGCTATTTTGAATTATAATGCTGAAACTAAAGTAATAGGTTTTACGGCTACTCCTTCCCGGACCGACGGAGCCGGATTAAATCAAGCCGGATATACGGCAATGGTTCATGGAGCACAAACGGCGGATCTTATTCAAGCTGGATATTTAACGCCAATGATTATTTTATCATCTCATACTACTGTTGAATTCCGGAATAAGAAATTCAAGAGAAAAGGCAATGAATATGATGAAAATGAATTAACTATTTTTTCCAGTCAAAAAGCGATAGTTCAGGATACAATTGATTGTTATAAGAAATATTTTAACGGCTCACCGTGTATTATTTTTTGTTGCTCCGTTGCTGATTGTGAACTCATGGCAAGCACAATGAGAGGATCCGGCTGGAAATGTGAAGCAGTTCATGAAAAACTTGATATTGAATTAAGAAAAAAATATCTTGACGGATTAAGTACCGGCACAATGAATGCAATTTGTAATTATGATATATTGGGTGAGGGGGTGGATATTCCTATTTTAGCAGGTGTTATAATAAGAAGATTAACTTGTAGTTTGATAAATTTCTTGCAGTGGGTAGGAAGAAGTTTAAGGCTTGCTCCAGGGAAAAAACAGGCAATAATTATTGACCAATCTGGAAATATTTTTTATCATGGACACCCACAAGAAATCAGGAACTGGAGTCTTGACGGATCGATGAAAACAAAAAATAAAGATGATATTTTAATGCGGCAATGTCCTTATTGTGGAAATTGGAATATTAAAACTAATAAAATTTGTATCGGATGCGGCGAGGATTTAAGCCGAGTTATGCCCGATAAAAAATTAAATATAAAAGTTATAAATGAACCGCTAATCGAAATTAAACCTCCGGAATTACCCACTGGACGAGAAGCGATAGATAAAGCGGAATTATTAACATATTCGGAAAATGATATTGATACAGAAATAATCGAGCGGATTAAAAATATATCGGCAGCACATGAATCTGATTGTAGGGAACGGCTCGAAATGCTGGCTATGGCTTATGGTAAAAATAAAAAATGGACTGAAGAGGCATGGAGGATGATAAATTATGGAAATTAAAAAATCGAAATTATTAACAAGAAAAGAAGTTATCGAAATATGGTCAAAACAATCAGAAGTATTTTTGAATAGTTTTTGTTGTCCGAATTGTAGGGATATATTATTTTATTATGGCTTTCGTGAAAATGAATATTATTGTAAAAATTGTGATATAACTTTTGAAAGGATACCAAATGAACAAATTTAAATTTATCCCGGACGATGAATATTTTCAGAAAATCAGATCGAATACAATCGGAGCTAGTGACATTCCAATAATCCTCGGAATTTCAACATTTAAGACGCCTTTTGAACTCTGGCAAGAAAAAACTGGAAAAGTCGAGCCCTGGCGAGGTAATAATTATACATCATGGGGGCATAAGCACGAAGTCAATATTCTTTCTTCTTATGTTGAAGATACTGAAAATTCTGATATTGCATGGGTATTTGAACTTGATTTTTTACGGAATAAATATAGCAGGGGTGATGACTATATTCCGGCAACATTATTTTACCCTTATACAGAATTTATTCATCCAGATGTAAAATGGGCAATTGCACATCCAGATTTAATTGATTTAAAAAATAATGTCAATATCGAAGCGAAATCCGGTAGGCGATTTGCAAATATGAAACGAGGAGATATGGATGGATTTGATCCCGATGATCCGCAAGGCATACCATTAAAATATTATGTTCAATTACAATGGCAGATGATGTGTGCAGGAATGAAAAACTCACAACTCCGGGCATTGATTGATACATCTGATTTAATGATTTTTAATATCGAATCGAATATAAAAATTCAGGAAAAACTTCTTGAAATGGCAAGCCGATTTAAATATTGCATGGAAAAAGATAAACCACCGATGCCGATAAATAAATATGATATTGAAAAATTATTCCCGGAAGTGCATGAAAAAACGGCATATCTTGTCGGCTCGGAATCAGAATTTGCAATTAAAATGAAAGAACGCAAGAAATTTTTATCAGAAAAAGAGAAAAAAATTAAATCTGAAATTGATGATATAAATGATGCATTATTTGTTTTGATCGGCTCGAATAAATATTTGTATGATGAAAATAATGAAAAAATTTGCAGTCAAGTTTTTTTTGAAAGTGAATATATAAAAAGTGCTAAAGAGATCGAAAAAATCGACAACCAGTTATATTTGACACTTAAAGAAAAAGGAATTATAGAGAAAAAGGAGATTAGATATGTTCGATGAAAAGCAAGTTAAATTAGTTCTTGATTATCTTGAAGAAAGGAAAGATAAAAATTATGCAGCTGCCCGGATTCAGGAAGAAATCAAGAAAACTGAATCAATTGGTGCAAAAACTAATTTAATTCAGAAATTTATCAATCCAAAAATTTTGAAGGGGATTTTATATGGAAAAAAATAGTAATTCGGGTAAAAGTAAATCTGCCAGTTATCCAATAGGAAAAAGAAGATTATTTGATGGAAAGGAACGAGCGCCCAGAAGTTTAAGAAAAAAGTTTTTTTTCTTAATTGAATGCTCGGATTTAGATTTAAAACAGGCGGGAATTTATGGAAAATGAAATAATTATTGAAACACCTGAAAAAAGCAATTCACAGCAATGTGCAAATGAAGTAAATGAAATTATGAAAAAATATAATTGTTATTTCTGCAGTGCAATTGTAATCGATCAAGGATTTGTTACCAATAATGTTATTATAAAAGAGAAAAAGGAGTAATTATATGTTTTGGCGAATATTTAAATTTTATTTTATCAAAAAGCATTATGATTATATGCAAGAGAAAGTTAAAAAAATTTTAGAAATAATACCAAATAGCAATCAATTATCGACAATTGAAAATAGATATATTGTTGCTTGTTTTTTAAAAATAGCCAATAACTCTCAAATGAAAATCATAAATATGGATTATAATAATAGAGGATTAATTTATAATTCAGATATGATTGATATTTTAATAAACTGTAATAATTATATTAATAACAAAAATTATTATAAAAATTTTTTAAGGAGTAACTAATGTCAGACAAAAAAACTAATTTATCACCAATTGATAATTTACAGCCGACAGAAAAATCATTATCTGCGCTTATTAATGATTATAAAGATCGTTTAATGAAGCGAGCAAGTGATGAATTGCGAAAAACTACACCTGATAAACAGGAACAATTTTTAATGCGATTAATTTCAGAAATCGTTAAAAATGAAAATCTCAAAGATTGTTTTATAACTTATCAGGGTAAAGTCAGTATTTATATGCTGATTGATAATTGCCTGAAAACTGGATTGATGCTGAATCAACATTGTTATGCAGTTCCATATTCGAGAAAAATCAAAGACGGGAAAGGTATTGAAACATGGGTAAAAGAGGCCAGTTTCCAGATAAAACGACAGGGATATCATGCTTTATTATGCGGAGGTGAAAAACCGATTTTTAAAAATCTTCTCTGGGGTGTTGTTTATGAAAAAGAAAAAAACAATATCAAAATAAATCGAGCAACTGGCGAAGTTGATCATCCAATTTCTATCGAAGCAGACAGGGGATTGCCGATTGGATGCTGGGTTCAGGCAATAAAACTTGATGATAAAAAAGAAGCGGAATTTTATCCGATAACTTATATTCATCAAATCCGGGATGCGCATTCAAAAACTTATCAGGATTATCTTGTAAAAATAGAGGAATATAATCAAAAAAAATTGAATTATAAACCTACTTGCGTATGGATTGATGATCCTATTCCGATGATAGAAAAAACGGCAATAAAGGCGTTTTGCAGGCCTTATGCAGATGTAAAGGAAGAACTGGCAAATGCGTATTATTCTGATAATGATGAAGAAATTCCTATGGGCAAAAAATCTAATTCAGAAATTGCAGATATTATGATTGATAGCGCAATTGAAAATTATGATAAAGAAATGAATCGGGATACAAAGGAAGAAAAAGAACCTGAATTTCATGAACCGGAAATAAAGAAAAACCCGGAAGAAAAAAAAGAAACTAAAAAAACATTATTTTAATGATCAGCGGATTTATAAAAAAATCCGCTTAATTTATTTAAGGATATTTTTACATGTCAGATAAAACTTATTTTTCAGAGAAACTTGGTTTAAATTTCAAAGTTAAAATTGATAATAAAGGAAATCGAAGAGTTGTTTTTCAGGATAATGTAAATTATAATGATTATGAAATGGAAAAAATCAAAGATTGTAATTCAATCCAGATGAAAAACATTCATAATATAAAGAAAATTTTCGGAGGTGTGGTAATATGAATCAACTTAAATCTAAAAAATTCCGGCAAGAATTTAAAGATAATTTTCAAGATAAAATTCAGGAAGCCGCTGAAAAAATCTGTACTGATAAAATTCAAAAAGAAATTCGTGATTTAAAAACTGCCGGATGGAAAATTGCAAGAAAACGTGATATAATATTTTTAATCGCCATGGGTGAAATGATTATTATAATTTTGTTATTGATTATTCATCCAGATTTAATTAAAATAATAGGAGGATTTTTAAAATGAGAGAAATTAAATTTAAAGCATGGGATAATGTTAAAAGAATAATGTTTGATGTGTGGGATTTTAGAATATTAGATACCGGATTAAGAATTAATGAAGGCGAACATTTTGATAAGACGGTTGGATTATTACAATACACAGGATTAAAAGATAAAAATGGAAAAGAGATTTATGAAGGTGATATTGTTAAGTTCGAATATCGTGATGATATGAATTGGGCGGAAAACGATAATGAGGAACTGGCCTTCTCAAAAGAAGCACAAATAAGCGAAGTAATGGAAAGGGGCATTGTTGCCGGCGATTTTGAAAATGGGGAATTATGGCTTATCGATTGGGCCATGGAAAGCGAATATGTTTTTGAAATCATCGGCAATATTTATGAAAATCCTGAACTTTTGGAGAATATTAAATGAGTAATAAAGCAGAAAAAAAATATCGTAAAATTCATAGGAATACTATGAAAAGGGAAGTTGGTGAATTTTTCAGAAAAACAAAAAAGATCGCTTTTACTGTAATAGTTCAAAGAAATATATGCTTTATTGCAGTGGTGATATTATTGATACTTTTGATTTTAACAAATATATTGAGGTAAATAAATGTCATTAATCACATTTAAATTTGATGAAGAAAAATTAAACCGAGGATTTATTGACATTAAGAAAGCAAATTCAATAGCTACAAAAAACACACTGAATGTAATAGCATTTGTATCGAGGAAGAATTATATCCAAAAAGCAAACGATAATTTAATTCTTCGTAATAATTATACTGTAAGAAATATCAGAGTTGATAAGGCTGAAGGTGATGATATTTCTTTAATGGAATCTCATGTAGGAGCGAGCGATAAAATCCCTTATATGGAATTACAGGAAAATTCCGGATTAAGAAAACCAAAACGAGGCAATACACTTGCGATCGGTCAGAATGAATCCAGGGCAGGAAATAAAAGAAATTTAATATCAAAAAATATGTATTTAAAATCAATTAAAAAAAGAACTATTAAATTTTCAAAAAGAAAAGGATCCAGGAAGGCCGCTTTGATTGCAACGGTTATGCGTGCGAAAACTATGGGTATGTTTTTGCATTATAATAAAAATATTTATGAAATTAAAAACGTTGTTAAAAGTAAAAGTGGAGTTCATTTTACAACAAGGCATATTTATAATTTAAGTAAAACTTTTACTCGGGTAAAAAGTAATCCGATGCTTGCACCGGCGATTCAGAAACCTTGCAGGGATTTTCAGCAAATTTATAATAGCCAGATCGATAAACTTTTAAGAATGAGGGAGATAATATGAGACGTTTTATATTAAAATGTTTAAATAGATATATTTTTAAAATTCCAGTACCATCTGTAAAATATAAAGATGATTATGAATTGGATGCGGTAGGGAATACATTGCATAATTATATAAGGTCGAAATTATCAGAATCAAAATATAATAAGGAAAAATATGAGAGAAAATAAATTTCGTGTATATGATAAATTATCGAAAAAAATGTATTATGATAGTAATCTTGAAAATGGCGAAATGATTGTTTTGACAGTTGATGGACATTTGCAATTTTCATCTAATGATGGGACATATAGGGCAAATGATTTTGAAATCATGCAATATACCGGATTAAAGGATAAAAACGGAAAAGAGATTTATGAGGGAGATGTTGTTATTAGTGAAATGACAAAGATTAAATATCATGTCATATTTGACGATGATGGATGTTTTCGCGGAGTTGAGAATCAAAAAGCATCTTGCTTAATCACAAAAATAGATTTTAATAAATCAGAAATAATCGGCAACATTTATGAAAATTCAGAATTATTAAAAAACGGTGTATAATAAATCATACACCGCCGATGGAAAGGAGTAAACAAACCATCTATAACACAAATTATCTTAGGAGGATAATTTTTTTATGAAGTCTTTTTTTGAATGATTTTTAAAACTGCGTCGATGATTTCTCTGGAATAAACTGCTAAACCGCCGCCGATTATCGTAGTTAAAATAATATTAAAATTTAAATCCTTTATAACTCGAAAAGCAGTTAAATAAAATAATAACGAAAATCCAAGAGAAATAATAAATCCCAAAATAATATTTATTAAACTACCTGTTTTATCATTATAAAACTGAAATTTATCAAAAATTGTTTTCAAAATATGAACTATAAAAATAGTTAATGCGATGCTGATTAAATTTATACCTCTTGCCGAGAGATCAATAAAAATATTTATAATGCTTTGATAAAATTCCCACATAAATAACTCCTTTATAATTTATTAAGATATATTTTTGCGATATCGCTAATTTCTTTTGCTTTGTCCATACCATTTATACATTTCCGGGCGTTTAAATAATCCGTTTGATTTTCATTGATATATTTTTCAATATTAACTCCAGTAAAAACACCGTTTTTAAATCCATAAATTGCAATAAATAATGATATGTCCGGATCCAAACAAAGATCCGGATTATAGACAAGGTCAACTCCTAAAATATCAGAAAAAATCTGATAATTTTTCTTCCATGTAATTTGAATAAATCCTCTTCCATAAAAGGGATAATATCGTAAATTTAATTTTCGCCATTCTTCTGCATCTGTTTTTTTCCAAAATGCTTCCTGGACCGGTTTAAAAGTATTTGCAGTTTCCCATTGAATTGTAGCCAAAATATATGCTTGTTGAGTTTTTAGAATTATTTCTTGTTTTATACATTCTTTAATTATTGCTTGTTTTGTATTTTCAACATTATCAAAATTATATCTTCTAATTTGCATAATTAGCTCCTATTTAATTATAAATTTCAAAAATAATGCAACTCCGATGCTGATTACCGCAGTCAACGTAAATCCTCCGAATAGAAATGACCACATTATTCCTAATTTTACACCATGTTTAATAACTTCATCTGAAATTTTATCATATTTTTCAAATTGTTTATCCATTTTTCGATTTATATTATCAAATCCTTTTTCTATTGTAGATTCAATTTTACAAATTTTGCCTTCAAAATCAGATTTTTCAGTCATTTTAAATCCTTATAAAATATTTTTATATCCTTCAGGTAATTCTGGAATAACTGCTTCAATATTTCCGTTAGCAATTTCACCTATATAATTTCCAAAATCTTTTATCTGTTTATCAGAAAATAATTTATTTTTATTATCAGCACCTTTTATAATAGAATTTTCCTGAAAATTCATAGCATTCATTAACGGCTGTAATCCATTTAATATTTTTTGCTGAACTATTTTTATATTTTCTAATTGTTTTTCTTCATCAGTTTTGTACCGTATTGTTTTAATTCCATTTTCTTCTGATAATTTTAATTCAGAAAGGTTATCATAAAATTTCATAACTGATTCTTTACCATTTTCAAGCATTTCATTGACAAATATAGTTTTTACTTTTCCACTCCTTTTTACATCAACTTTCCAAAAAATATCCTTGCCAATTTCAAGGCAATTTTCATCTTCTTTTGAATCGACAATTTCCAGAATATTGTTGTTTAAATCAATTTTTGCATATTCCATAATTTATCCCCTATATAAGTTCCATAATAATTCTGAAAAATGATTCATATGATGTTAATGTGCTAGTGCTAGCACCTTGATATGCCTGTCCAGCACCATTTGAATCAGATTTCGCATAAAATGAATTACTATCTATTTTTACTATACTAATGCCATTGCTAGATCCAACATTAACGCCTATTGGTATTTCTTGTGAATCCGATTCATTTGAATTCACAGATAAATACATTTTTACAGAAAAATTTTTTAATTGCGTAACTGATAAACCATGGTAGATAATAGACGCTATATTTTTGTTAGTTCCAGTTCCTTGGTCAACTGCAGCTGTTTTTCCATCAGAAAATGTTAATGTTGCATTATTTGCAAATACTCCCTGGCCTGCGGGCGTTCCTGAAGTTAGTCCATATCCTAATATATATCCTGATGCTCCTGTAGGCGCCGAGTCATATAACACTACCATCTTATTTGCATTTCCACCTGTTTCTACAACTGTCATCCCTGCAACCGTAGTATTTGCTGATTTTGTTTTATAATTAACTTTGCATAATCCTATAGAAGAATTTGAGTATATAAGTTGAGAAATTAAATTAGTATTTAAATAGATATTTTTTTCTTTTATTCCCCATGAAACGCCATTATTATATAGCGTTACTGAATTTCCAGGCATATATAGATATAATAATGGAATCAATGAATCATCTAATCTTATATTCGAAGTTCCGCCATTACAATAAATATCTATCAAACCTCCGTCCGTATTTCCTGATTCACCATATATAAAAGTTATTGTTTTTCCAATATTATTTGCAATTACTGGCAATGTTGCTCTTAATTTACCTCGTTGACTTGCAGTATTTGGATTTATTATGAATGTCGATTTATCCGGTACCCAATCGCCTATAGTAAAATCTGCGACCTTTGTAAAAAATATTTCTTGATTTGATTTTATAAATTTAAATTTTGCCGCATCATCATCATATTCAAATTCAATCCATTGACCGATTTGCATTATAATTTCTTCAACATTTACGGATGCTCCATAATCAGCTTCACAAGTCACGCCTGTATTATTATATACAAAAAGTCTATTACTTCGATTTGCTCCAGTACCTCCAACAAGTCTGGCTATAGTACATCCAGTTTCAAGGCTTAACATTGATCTCTTATTCCATGCTTCAACTGTATGAGTAGTATTTGATGAAATTTCTGTTATATTTGAAGTTATTTTTTTAATAGAATTTAAAATTTGGCTGGCTCCGACCTCTGAAGATCCATTTGGTGAATCATCTGTATAATCGAGAATATCTTCCATCATACCCCAAATATCATCAACAAATGCTTTAACAAATTCAGTTCCATCTGTAGCACCTCCACCGGATGAATTTACCGCTGCCGTGTTTGGAAAAGCAAGTCCGTTTGTATTTACAAATGTTGCCAATAAGTCATACATATATTACTCCTATGCATAATCAATAATCATACCTGCCCAAGTTTGAACTGGTTTTATTTTTAAAATTAAATTTTCTAATTCTTGTCTTCTATCAACGCTAATAACCACTTTTGCAATATCTGTTATTTTGTGCGTTACTGGATCACGAGTAACTTCACCACCTATAAAAAAAATAGCTCCCCAAATATCGGGATCATTCGGGATTGGATAAGTTTTCGGCTCTAAAATATATTGTTCAAAATATCCACAAACTGCTTCAGTCTGATCGCAATATGTTGGAGTCCACATATTCCCACCGCAAACAGCAAGAAAATCTCTGACATCAGATGCAGCCGGTAAATATCCATTTGCGAGAACATATCCGCCTGTTTTACCAGCGAACGCATCATCATTACCACAAACAGCCCAGGAATTTCCGCAAGTCATGAGAAAGACATCCGACAAAAAATTATCAGGATCCGCTTCTGGATTATTCTCATGAACTAATAATTCTGTAAACCCTGCTTCAATAAGTTTTTCTTGCAAATAATTTGCGGATTGACCGCCTTTTAATTTCCAGGCAAGATCAATAGTACTTTTCCGGATAACCATATCGCTTGATGGATTCCTGATACCAAATTGTTCTTCCCATAATTCTATTGATCGTGTTGAATTCGGGAATAAATCCATATAAATATTTTCGATAAATGTTCTAAAATCATCGGGTAAAGCAGTCAATCCTTCAAAAAATTTTGTCAATGGCTTCTGTATAAATATTTTAAATGCGTCTGCTTTTGGAAGAAGATATTTAAATAAATTAAAATATTTACGGTTAAATGCCAATTGAAATTCTCCATTTAAAGAAACATAAAACAAATTGTGCTATTTTATTTAATTTAGTTTTAAATATAAATATCCTTATTTTTCTATAATTAATATCAATTAAATCTCTTTCTCTTATAAATATCATGTTACTGGCACTCCATTTACTTCTAGTGTTCCTAATTTTGCTAACTCGCCTTCCAATAATGAATAATTTGTTGATATAACGCCTGAAATACTGATAATTGCCGTTAAAAATGTTCCTGAATATGCTCTGACAATATCATTGATAATTCCAATAACATTTGCTTGAGTAATTGTGTTTTTTTTCGGCGGTAAACTTAAACCTTCAATATATTGTTCTCTTTCAAACATATAATCTTCTAATGCTGTTTTTATTGCCGAATTTACAGTAGAAATATCATCAACGACTAATTGAGTAATCTCAATATCAAATGTCTTAATTGTAATTGCTTTCACATTACCATAACTTAAATCACCGTCCGGATCAATAATTGCTCCAATCGGCCTGCGATCTGCTTTTCCAGTATCAGGATTAAAATCAATCACATTACCAACTGCTAATAATAATGCTGAATTTGGTATTCGGTCCGTATATAAATCAGGATCACCCGAAACATAAATTAAAACTTCTGTAGGAATATCGCCAGTATAAACGTATATTTGTTCTACTCCAGGAACGGCTGAACCCCATATTCTATAATCTGCATAAGCTCCGCCCTGTGGTTGTAATTGAAATCTTTCAGAAACCCTTTGACGATAATCAACTTCATTTTCAGAATCAACCGCAATTGTAATTATTGCCGTAATTGCAGCATCATTTTCAATAATTCCAAGAGTTGAAGTTAGTGAAACAACATCCGAAATCGCTAAATTGCCAATAACACCCGGAGTTACTGCGATTAAATTTATTGATTTTGTAGCCACATCGAGAGTATAATTTTCTTGATTGATATATACAACATTATTTATATTTGAAATCCATTGAGTTCCTGCATATAAAATCGACCCAATATCATTAACATTTACTAAAACCGTAATTTCTGCTGCCGTTGCAGGTTCAGGATCACCTATACCAACAAGTCGCCCCCATTCTATAAGTGGAGTTATTGTTTTTCCTAAAATTGTTATCGGCTTAAAACTTGCCGTTGAAACAAATATTTGTAAAAATATCCAACCAGAAGTTTTATAGAGAATAATAAAAACACTTGATAGTAATTTTGATAAAATTCTTAAAAATGATTTTGGAAGTATCGGAAATATTTTAGCGGTTTGTGCTTCGAGTTGAGCAATTAAGATATCATTGATTTGTTGGATTGACCTGTTTTCAAGCATATATTCCCTCTGGCAATAAATCTTCAATTTTGTATTCTTTAATTAAATTAATATCTAATTTATCTTTTTTAGATGTATTCTCTTTTTTTGTAATAAATCTCATATTTCTCCAATTAAAACATTTTTTTTGTTCATTTGGATCGGATAAATCATAAAGACTACAAGGAATTATATGGTCAATATTATAGTCTTTTCCTCTATACCAATCAATAATATTAAGATATTTTTTTAATTCAATAATTGTGCATCCTATCAAATCCAATATTCTCCCTGATTTTTGATTTCTTTTTAATGCTTGATTAATTCTACCCCTTAAACTAACTAATAATTTGAAATTAAAATCGGTTAATATCTTTTTTCTCATGTAAATATATTTTTTTTTATTTATTTTTTTAAGATTATTTTTAACATATTTTTTATCACTTTCTTTCTTTTTATTGGGATTGTTTTTTATATATTCGTTTTGTCTAATTAATATTTTAATTTTATTCTTTTTGTAATATTCTTTTTTTTGGTTTAATAAATATTGTTTATTTTCTTTATAATATATTTTTAACTTATTAGGATTGTTTAATCTATATTTTTTGTCTATAATTTCTCGACATTTTTTACAAGATGAAAAATATCCATCTTTTTTTGTTTTGTCTTTTCGGAATTCGTTTATGTTTTTTTCTTCATGGCATTTACTACAAATTTTTAACATATTTCCACACTCGATAATATTATAAATTATTTTAAATATTATTTCAATAAATATTTACTTTCGATAACCAATTTGATTCATATTTAAAATCAATAATTTTATTTTTATCTTTCATCCCTTCGATAACAATATTAACTCTGTTTTTTGATGGAATCGATGCTGTTATATTAAATTTATCGACTATTTTTTCAGATAAAAACCATGATAAATCCTGTTTAATAAGTTCTTTTAATTTGATCAAATTGCCCGGAGTTAATGGCGATCCTTTCATAAAATTTTGAGTACGGCTTGTCAATTTTCTTTCCGGAGTATCTTTTTCAAGTAAATTTCCCCAGTACTGTTTATTTTTTGTTGATTCAGTCCCATCGTCTTCATCATTACCTGAAAAAAGCGTTAAATAAATAGCCGTTGAAAATCCTGTATCATTCATGATAAAATTATTTTCATCAAATAAAATATCGCCGCCGTCTTGAGTATTTAATAATAAAACATCGCCCTGAAAATCTGACATTTTAATACCTTTTTTTTATTTCTTCATAAATTAAATTCCAGTCATCTTTATAAAATAATGACCGATCATCAATATAAATATCCGCATAAATTTTTGGAATAGGCTTGAAATCAATATTAGGGCAATTTATATTTATATTATGAAATTTAATCCCATTATTTACTAAAAAATTAAACATATTTTCTAAATCTTTTTTAACATATCGACAAGTCCAAATAATTATATAATTTCCATCTTCAATTAATTTATTTATAATTTCTTTCGCAAATGGTTTTAATTCTCCAATTTCTGGAAATTTATGTTTAACTATTGTCCCGTCAAAATCTATTGCTATAATAAATTCTTTTTTCATTTTTAATCCTCCATTTTTGATGGTACATTAATATCTGTTACTTTGCAATTTGAAAAATCAACACTTGAAGTTATCCCCGGAGTTGCAGGAGCATTTGCCGTTCCACCGGATACCGATTGAGTATGATTATTAAAAACACTTATAAATGTATTTAAATCCTGTTTTAATTGATCCAATTGAGTTTTTAACTCCAAATATCTTACTGCAAAATCAGAACCATTCATCATTTTTATTTTTGAATCTGATTTTATTTCAATGTCAGAATCACAATCGATAATTAATTTACCATCTTTTTTAAAATAAACTGATGTTTTTATATTTCCATTTGCATCACGGGAAAATAATTTTTTTTCGCCTTCATCTTCTGATTGATCTTCGTTTAAAATAGCAATTCCCGCATATTCTCCAGTGCCTTCTTTTTCGATTATTAAAACCTTATCTTCTGGAAGCGGTCTTGAACAATCGCCCGGGCCGGAATATAATTCAATTTGTTTATTATTTTTATAGTCAACTTCAACTTTTAATATCAGAAATCCATCGGAATCAACCTTACTTTCCAAAACTCTTGCTATTCTTCCCACGGCAAGGCCTCCGGAATTTCACCGCTAAATGATCCTGGCAAAACTAAATCTAAAACTGTAGAATCTCCTTTATCTGAACTTCTACTAATTTCAGCATTTTTAATTAAAAATTGAGTATCTTTATAAATCATCGCTTCTTTTGATAAAACATTTATTAAAGTATTTTTCGCCCATAATTCTTTATTTTGATTTTTTAAACCTTGTAAAGTTAATTGATATGAACATGAACTTGCAAACATTCGTCCTGCTTTTGCCATAACGGCGGTTTTTAAATCACCTGATTCAGCATCCGAGGCTAAAAATGTATGACTTCGTAAAATTCCTTTTGATATTAAAAATTTATTTTCCCAGACATATTTTTCAGCTTTTGTTTTACTATCTGCTTTTTTCAACCCTATTATATGTGAATAATATTCCTGATAATTAAAAGTCGGTCTGCATGAAATATATGGTATATCCCCTTCTTTTATATTTGCAACTGAAGATCCTTTTTGAGTTTTCCAGAATAATAAATCACCTTGTGCGTTATTTGTAATCAAAAACATTATTTGATTTGCAAGGCCGATTAAAAAATCCATAATATTTTGTTCAGGTTCAATTGCTACTTTTGGAAAAATACTTCCTGAAGATTCTGAAAAATTTACATTGATATTATATGCACTTGCTATATTTTCAGATATTTTTTTTAAATCCTGATTATTAAATTCCAATGGATATTTTGTAATAGGCACTTGGCAATCAACTAAAACTCCGCATTTTGGATAACCAGATATCTTTATATCTTTCCCATCTGCTTGAGGAGCAAGTAATATTCCAGAAAAAAATAAATTACCTGCATAATAAACTTGACAAGGTTTATATGAAAAAGGTCTAAATGATTCCCTATAAATCTGAATATCAGGATCAAATGGAGCTGAAAAACCAAAAGAATCAAAACTGTCCATAGATTGTTTTAATGTATAATCTGTAAAATATGAAAATTTATTCCCTTCTATTATAATCGTTAATTCATCAGATTTGGCATTTATAGTTGTAGTTGTTGATGCCGGTTTTAATTCTAAATCATCTGGAATTATTAAAATATCTCCAGGAAAAATTAACGGTGATCCATCAATCGCTTTTCCTCTGCCTTCAATTTGAGGATTAGCAGTTCTTATTTTTGTCCATTTTGAAAAGGTGCCATAAAAAGAAATAGAAATATTGCCGAGCATATCACCTTTTTTTACAGCATATGTTTTACTCATAATAAACTATTTCCTTCCCTATGGGTAATATTTCAATTTCGTCAGCCGTTAAATCATTTGTTTCAATAAAATAATCCAATTTCTCTAAATCTTGATATAATTCAGCGCATAATTCAATACAATTTCTTTCCTCACCAAGTATTATTTTTTTTGCACTCGGCAATGAAAAACTCAATGATATTAAATATCCTGCCACTTTGCTAACTAATTGAGCAAGCACATCATATCCCTCGCCAGTATCAATAATTTCAAGTTGATCTATTTTTTCATCCTGAAATAATAATAAATCATCGTATAAATCAAGTATCATTTCGGATGTTTCAACCGCTTCATTTCTTGTTGTAAAATCATTTATTAAAACTGATTCATTTAAAGCAACTATGCAAGACATAGCATTTTTATTCGTTTCAAAATATGTATTTACTAAAGAAACTCCAGCTCGTTCAAAATCATCAAATAAATGAGTTAAAATATCACCATAATTTTTAATTTTTGTTTTTATATCAGTTTTTGTTTTACTCGGTAATCGGATTAAAATAATCTCCTGTCTTGCCACTTCTTCTGCGTTATCAAAAACATTTTCGATATTATTTTCATAACTGGTTTTTATTTGTTGATATGTTGCATTTATTGATTCAGAATATGCAGTAATTTTTTTCAACGATTCATTTACTTTTGTCAATTGTTGTTGCATCGCTGTTTGAAGGTTAATGTTATCGCCTGTTGATTCTAAAATAATATCTTCTGCAAATTGACTGGCTGCTAAACCCTGAAAATTATCTGCTAAATTTGAAATATTTGTATTGACATCTTCGGTACTTGCTGGAAATGAAATATCTTTTAATGTCTCTGAAAATGTTACTGAAAACGCTGATTGATTTGCTCCGGAAATAAGATCATCACGTCTTGTAATAGTTCCAGTTGGTACTACAATTCTATTTCCATATAATGGATGATTTAATTGTCCTATTCCTTTTTCTTCAAGTGCAAGAAGAAAATCATCTGCCATTGTATTATAATCTTCACCGGAAAAAAATAATGTAAATGGAAATTTTCTGCCCGCAATTCCTAAATCCTGAATGAAAGCACCATTAACTTCGGGAAATATAAATTCCGCTGTTTTTTTATCAACTGAAATTTCTGTATTTTCATAAAGAAAAGTGAATTCTTTTCCAGATGGCGATGTATATTTGACTTCTTGTATATCATCCGGCCATGCCATACTAAAACGCTCCTGAACTTTGCATCTTGATTTTATATCCTGAATTCTGTTTTTGAGATTCTAATTTTGCTTTTCCGGATTTATCAGTTATCGTTAATTCACCTTTTGTAGTTTTTTCAGTTTTAGAAATACTTTCACGAGTGGTCAACGGATTTTGATATAATCCTTGTTTTGCATTTTCAATACCTAATGAGATTTTACTTAATCCTTCCATGCCTGGAATTTTTGATAATAATGTTAAAAATCCTTGTAACGGAGTAATCAAAAAATCGAAAATCATTGCCCCCATTTGCATAAAGCCAGAAATTGAGTCCATAACAAACCCGGATACAACATTCCATACTGACATTGCAGCCGATTTTATTAAATCCCAGTTTTTAACTATCATTTTTAATATTTCAATAAATAAAAATAATCCCGGCATAAATATTGCAAATAAAACTTTATGTTTTTCATAAAAATCCATAACTACAGTAGATATTTGTTTCCAGTAAACAATCAATAAAACAATGCCAGCAATTAACAATGCAATTCCGATTACAATTAAACCTATAGGATTTGCATCCATGGCTATATTTAATGCCCATTGAACGGCAGTCCAAATAAGATAAGCATTTTTTACTATCATAACAATACCAATTAAAAGACCAATTGCTGCAATAACTGAACCTAAAATGATTAATAATGTTTTTTGAGTAGTATTTAACTTATTCCAGTTTGTCATAATTGAATAAATTAAAAATATTAATATTCCTATCAAAATTATATAAATATTTAACTTTTTTGAGAATATATTTTGAATAATTGCGGCGGCAAGCATGACTTTATTATAAACAATCATTGCTGCAATAAATGATAATATCAATGGAATAAACGGTTTTATAATATTATAAATTACTATAATATTCTTAAAAAATCCAAATAATGATTTAACAAGTTTTTCAATATCATCTGCAAATTTAGCCGCATCAAATTGATCAATCAAATTATTAAGCCATTTTCCGCCCTCAATAAGTATTGGCAATAATTTTGACATAGATTCTGCTAATTTTTGAGCAAATTTTGTTTTTAAAACTCTTTCTTGATTCGCCCATGAAGTAGCTAAAGTCTTCGCAAAATCACCTTGAGCATCTTTTGACATTTTCATCAAATAATTATATCTTACCATTACTTTATCTGCTTGAGTCATCGATTTCCAATTTTTTGTTATTCCCTCTGATAATGCAAATGCTTGCAGATTTGTTTCCGACATATTTATACCGAGTTGTTTTAATGGTTCTGTCTCGCCTGAAATTCCTGAACGAATCTTTTGAAATGCCGTTTCAGCGTCAAGATTATAAAAACTCGCAAAATCTCCGGCAAGACCAACCATATCAGTTGATAATTTTACAATTGCATCTCCTGACAATCCAGAAGATTTTAACATAGCTCCCATCGTTCCATTAAATTGTTTTGCCTGTAATTCAGATAATCCAAATTTTGATATAGCATTTTTTGACCATTGATTAATTATAACATTGCTTCCCTGAAATGTAGTATCAACTACGTTTTGAACTTCAACAAGATCTGATGCTAATTTAATTCCTTCTTTTATTGCATATCCAGCCCCGGCCGCAAGTAATCCAACACCAATAAAAACACCATTTCTTACTGTTTGAGAAAAATTATTAACAAATCTATCTGCTTCTCTTTGTGCTTTTGCGAAATCTCTTTTTAATGTTCCTGAAAATAATTTTGATGAGGTCGCCATTTTTTGAAGAGGTGCTGTAAATTGATCAATTGCTCGAAATACTGCCTCGATGGAATATTTTGTCATTCCTTTTTCCGTCCTCTTTTCGGTGTGCTTTTTATGGATTTTTGCTGTTCAATTAATCCCGGAATTAGTGGATTATAAAAAAATCTTATTTCATGTAATTCAAGTGTTCTTATATCCGGCAATCCCGAATAATCCGAGCATATTTGTAATATCTGGGTAGTTATCCCTCCGATTCCGCAAATCTTTTTATCCGTCCCCTCCGATGCAATTCGAGAAACTACCCAGCGAGAAAAAGCGTTATAATCGCCTGCAATGGTTTTAAATCAATACCATCGATATCAGAAAAATATGCCGGCGCATGTTTTGTCATTGCTCCAAGAACCGCATAAGTTTTATGAACGCCCTGTTGTTCTTTGTATTTGTCCATTTCCATATAAGAAGATCCAGATGGTCTTTTTATTGTGATTGGTTCTTTTCCAGGAGATTTGTCTGAAAAATCATAACGCAAAGTACCATCATTATTGACTGACAGCCTGCCTTTTTTTACCGCGGATATAAATTGATCTTTAAGTTTTTTAAAATCAATTCTTTCATCTTCTGCCATGGATGTAATATCGTTTTCAATTTCCCATTCTTCGCAAAATCTATCAAACTCTGCAGTCGAAGTTTCAATATCAATTACTTCTGGTTTTTTAACCTGATTTTCTTCTTCTTTTTTGTCAAATATTCCCATAAATTTTTACTCCTTTTATAAAAAAATATTATTGTTTTTCCAATAATTTACCTGCAAGCGATATTTCCGCCGTTGCTTCTTTTGTTGAATATTTAATCTCATCAACTAATTGCATTTTTCCGGAATAAACTTTCCCGTCAACTAATGTTACATCAACATCAAAAAAACTTGATCCGTTAGCCTTTTCCTGTAAAAATTCAAAATCACTATTATCAGTATCAATTTGAACTGGTGCACTGTCGATAGTTCCAGGAAATGGAGTTTTTAATAATCTCACTGATCCATCTCCATTCGGTTTTACATCGTTTTTATATCCACCGATTTTTAGATTTACATCGGCTTCACCGTCAACTACAAATCTTCTTCCATCTATACTAATTGATTCTACTGTCCCGCCCTGTGCCATTTTGTCCTCCTATTGACCTAAATAAAATCCGAAATAAATATCATTGTTTGAAACTTCAATATTTCCACTGACTTTAACAGGAAATGAGGTATTTAATCTCTTTGGATTATTCCCATCAATAGCAGCTGAAATATTCGCTTTTGTATATGCAACATCTGAAATAAGCGCTTCAAGACCCAGGTTATCCGCTAAATTTTTTAATGCTGTTACTGCATTTTTTGGCTTTTTTGCAGTCGGATTTGTAGTCGGAGTCGCATCATCGAGTAATGGGCACCCCTTCCAGTCATCCGATTCAAAAATAAGTCTGACATTATATATAATATTTTGAAGTTTCACGATGTCGACTACATATTTGAACGGCGGATAATCGCCATATTCTGCCGGATGATACATTGTTATAATATCTGCAAGTTCAGCAACTGAACCAGTTTTTATATTTGTACTGGATCCGAGTTTTGAAGCATTATTTCTGACTGTATAATCTTCTTGATCAAGATCTTCGCCTGTAGTTAATCCTGTTAATTTACCCTTATAATTTTGAGCCGGATTATCATTTGCAGTTGGCATAATGTCTTTTGCGAGCCCACGAGCAGCAACACAAAACGGTAATTCAAGAGAATCAACTGAAACAATCAAGAAATTCGTACGATCTTCTTTTCTTGCATCTGTTATTGCTGTTCTTGTTGCAAAATCTTTTGTGCATCCTGAAGCAACTAATAATGGTTTTTTGCTTAATGGATCCCATCTTCCTTCATTATAAGTACTATACGAATCAAGAGCTGTGGTATCATTATAATTCAAACAGTTCAATATCATCGTTTCCCATATTTCGCCGATCAATAATAACGCATCTTCAACATCCGGATTTGCAAGACCATTAGCCATTGCAACTGATGAAAAAGTCAATCCAGCAACATCAACTTCTGAAATATCAATTGAAATATCATTGCCACTTGCGCCCTTCCATTTTGCTGTTAATGGCAATATTCCCGCTCCGACTGTCCCGGCTATTACTGGCATCGCTGAAACTGCATTTATTGCGGTTTTTATTTTCCCAAGCGCTACTGCCGCCGTATCGTCTTCGAGAATCGTAATATTTCCAGTTTCAATACCACCGATTTTGATTTTAAAACTTGCCGTTTCCGTTGCAATATCAATACAATCAATTGAACCGTCTGCGGCAACTCCTGAAGGATCATCGGTTAATGGGTAAAATGTTACTGGAATTCCGCCAATTCCATCGCCATTATCCGGGAATAATTGCCTTGCAGCAAGATGTAAAGGTGATCCATAACCGAATAATCCTCCGATCTGCGCCGATGATAACCCGACAACTTTATCTTCGGCGTATGTTGATAATGTACACCCCTGCCCTATTACTGCCAATCTTTGCGGCAATTTTTGAGCTTTTCCTACATTAAAATTTCTATAGGCAACGGCTACACCAGTCACCCTCGCTATCGCACTTGCACTTAATCCCATAATATCCCTCCATTATTCCGTTAAATCAAATTCTTGTATCATTGAAACTAATCCATCCTCGCCAATTTCACAAGTATTTATCAGTAATTCTAAATTTTCACCTGTTGCCTGATAACTTAATTCATCATATTCAACTTGTAATGTCAGTCTAGTACCAATTACATTTTCATATGCTTTATTATCAATTGTCGGTAAAAATTTCTCACGTTTATTTATATATCTCCTGGCAACCAGTCCACCATGCTGAACAAATCCTAAATATGTATAAGGACCTGACATTATTATATTTCTTGCAAGTCTGGCTATTCGGTCCGATTCTTTCGATGATAATTCATCGCCTTCAATTGTATTTCCATCACGATCTTCAGTTTTATTTTTATGACCATAACAATCTATAAAAAAAGTACCAATCGCACGCTGCCTTTCAATATTATTGCTATTTTTGTTATCAAAAACATCATTATCAAAACAAACATTTATCAAACCGCTTATAAAATCGCCTGTTTCTTCTCCATCGTCTTCAGAAGTCATCACTTGCCATGCACGGGATCTTTCAATATAGACATCAGCCGAAAAATTACTTTGATCTTTATTAGCGGTTTTTGCTAAATATTCCTGATTTGCAATTTCTATAGTCAAAATTGCTGCGATCTGATCCCTGATTATTTCATTTGTATCCTGTTTTTCAATGAGCGATTTAATTTGTGCTATCATATTTTTTCAAAGCCTCAAGCCCAATATTATAAATTCCACGTGTGCGATCGGGGGTGCATTCAAAAACGCTTGCCGTCCATATTTTGCCATTGGTATCAGCATAATTACATTTCCAGTTTTTTCCCGGAATATCCAATGAATCAATGCTTGAAATTCTTACTACAATTTCAACTCTACGACCATTTACGCCGATTCCAGTTTGTTGATCGAGAAAAAAACCTATATCATTAACACGGCATTTTATCGGATATTCATGGATTCCATCAATTAACGTTAATTCAGTTGCAAATCCGTTGACATTATCCTCAAGTGTAAATGATAAATCATTCTCCGCTTGCTGGATCAGATTCATTTTTATCCTCTGTATTTTCTTCTTTTTTTGATATACCAAAAGGATTTACAGATTTACCTTTTTTATTTTCTTTTTTTGATATTTTAATTTCCATTTTTTCAATGATTTTTTCTTCTTCTTTTTCATCTGCCTTTGAAAGTTCAATATCTTTTTCCTTGGATAAATCAATTGAATCTTTTTTAACAATCCAACCAATGCCTAAAAATTTTTCAAAATTTTTCCCGCATTCTTTTCTTGTAATTGATTTTCCTGGTTCTTTAATACCAACTTTTGTACTTATTGATCTATGTGGTGCAACGATATAAATTTGTTCATCCATGAAATTCCTCCGTTTTTAAAATATTCAACAAAAACCAGTTAATTAAAACTGGTTTAAATTTAATATTTTATGCCTCTGTATCAATACATCCAAAACAATCAATTGCTACTGGTATCAATAAAGGTCTTGTTTTGATTTCAATTATTGCCTGATCACCATCATCATCATACCAAGAACGGCCTGTATATGCTCTATTATCAAGATTTATTGTTGCTGGCAAAAGCCCTAAGTCCTGACCGAGTAATTTACCAATGCTCGGAGCATTACAATAAACTCTTCTCAAATCCATATTCATTGATCCTGCATCCGGTATAAGGATTACTTTATCATCACCTACAAATGGTAATGTTGCTGGACTCGATGAATCAGATGGATCAACATATTCGCCTTCGTATGACCAACATCTGAACCGTTTATTTTCAATAAGAATTTCACCCAGAAAAACAGCATCCGGACTTTGATCCTGTGGATTTACGGTCCCGGGCGCATAATTTCTTATATCAAATTTGTCTTGAATTTTTGCATTCCGAAGATAATTTCTTAATGCATCTTTTCCAAAAATAACGTTTCTGGCATCTGCGCCGGAATCCTGTTTGATTACACGATAAAGCGAGTAAATATCGGAATCGGGGTCTGAATCTTCATCTTCCCAGTCAATAGAAACTAGTGGAAAATGACTTGCTTTTGTCAAAAAATCGATTGTATATGCTGCTACACAATTTTCATCATACAAAGTAATACCTGATGCCGTTTGAAGAACTTGAGCTGCTTGATATTCAATATGTCTATTGATTTCATTCTCAATTTCCACCATAACATCCATGATATTATTCTGCAATTGCTGCATATATCCCATTTGTTCGGTTTCATATTCCGATTTGCCAAATGCTTTTGAAATTAAATCGCCGGCTGCAAAATCAGATTGCAATGCAACCACGGGCGGAGTATATTCTTTTGATGTGTATTGACTTCGTTTAATTTTTGACCCATGTTGAACAAAATTCGAAATAACGGGAGCAATATACCTAGTACCTCTCTGAACATCAATTTTTACGGATTCGGCATCCCTTATATCGGAAGGTCGAGTTCTGAAAAATGATGACAAAAAGGGGATAAATGTTTTTTCCTCTTTATACGCTTCGAGGTAAGCGGTTCTATAATTAACTGCCATATTTTTTACCTTCCTTTTAAGTTAATGTGTCGAGAATGTTTTTATCACTTCTTGAAACGACATAAATTCCCGCTGCTTTGAGATAATCTTTAATTGCTTCGGTAATATTTTCGCCGGCATTCCCACCATAAATACGAATTTTCTCTTCTTCGACTTCGCCTTTTATGAGAACACCTACCGGATCATCACCTGCGCCATCTGCTACAACTTCGCTTAATGAAATTCCTCTAGGAACATTTGCGCCTGATGGACTATCATTCGAAGCATATGGACACCATTTCCCGCCTGATGTTACTCTGGCAAGAATTGTCAATCTATAAGTTGTTACTGCTCCTGCGCTTGTCAATTCTGCCTGTTCTGTTTTTTCTGCTGATCTTAC